AACAAGCCTACCGGCAGACTATGGGCGAGAATGGATGGGCTATGAAATGAGCTACAGCGAGCCTAGTAACACTCTTAGCCCGTGCAGCTTGTGCCGGGTTATGTATTACGATCACGAGCTATTCTGGCCGAATCGTGGCGGCTTGCAATGGTTATGTGAATCTTGCATGAATAAACGCGGGGAAAGGATCGTGAGAATATAGCCAGATCCTGCTACAGCTACGACTTTACCGGCGGCGAATGGATCACGACATGCGGATCCGGATCCTGCCGGTGGATCGTGTACACGCCTAACCTGCGCGACGCTAAGCGGCTAAGGCTACAGCACACGCGGCGAGAGTGTGCCGGCGGCTACTAGCTCGCCATCGCCAGACACTAGGCCGGGGATGTTGACTTTCCCCGGCCACTTCTCTATCCTCACTTTACCGCCACCCAAGGCGGTGGGGGAGCGCCGGCCTTGCCGACGTAGCTCAGCAACCAAACTACTATCAGACAGGAAAAATACATGAGCAGATTGCATGAAGAATTAAACGCGCATATTAACCGCGTAATCGATGGCATTACCGGCGGCAATTTATCTGCACCTAAGATCGCAGAAGCAACGTCGGACCAGATCGACTTAGCACATTCAGAGGGTTTTGGCCTTGGATGGAATAGAGCCGTCGAAGAGGTGCTGAAATTCGTCACCGACTTAGAAGACCGAAATATCGCTCTCGGTAGGCTCGAGAATCACGATCTGCGCGTACTACGCAACATGATCAAAGAAGCGAGCGACAAGTAATGTATTTCGACGTAGATCAGCAACCGGCATGTACTGAAACGGACCCAGAGATATTCTTCCCAGTACTCATGCGCGGTAACGCATTTAACACCGAGCAAGGCCAAGAGATGATAGGCAAGACCGCTATCGCTCTTACCATGTGCAAGTCATGCCCTATTCAGCAGAAGTGTCTGCAATTTGCCGTCGATAATCAAGAGATGCATGGCATATTTGGCGGCACCTTTGGCTATGAACGCTTAAAGCTCGATGGCAGGAAGACCGATCTTGCCATTCCATTTCACACCAATTTGCGTAAAGAGATGTTAAAGAGAGGATTACCATGCCCATCTATCCCAGAACCAACCGCTGGCTACACGCCACCACCTATGCTTTTCTGGTTGCCGCCTGTGCGCTATACACAACAGACAGACCCGGACTTGCAGCAGAGCGCGTAGCATCTCCCAAAGATTACGCCAAGGCTCTCTACATGCAACAAGGCGGCACCGTTCAGCAATGGCGTTGCCTTGATCAGCTATGGACCATGGAAAGCAATTGGCGAGTCAACGCCGTAGGCGATAAGACCACGCAAGGTCGCGCCTATGGCATAGCGCAAGCCTTACCGGCTAGCAAGATGGATCAATTCGGCACCGATTGGCGCAAGAATTATCAGACTCAGATACGATGGGGTTTGCTTTATATCAAACTTCATTGGAAAAACAATAGTTGCATGGCCTTGCGCCATGAGAAGCGGAAAGGGTGGTACTGATGCAAGATTGGGAATTGCCGATTGTATTGATACATATATTGGCTAAGGATAAAGAGAAGACTTTGCCCTACTGGCTTGAGCAGAATCTCGACAAGCTCGATTACCCACGCGACAAGGTCATGCTTTATTTTCGCACCAATAACAATAACGACGATACTGGGCGCATTATTCGGCAATGGGTAAGCGATCAGGAAACGCTCTACGAGCGTCAAGATGATGACTCATGGGCCTATGATTGGCGGCACATTGAGGTTGACGATAGCGACGTTGAGGAGCAAGTGCAGCGATTTGGGATCCATGAATGGAACGCAGAACGCTTCTCGGTTCTTGGTCGCTTGCGCGAAGAAGGTATTGCCATGGCTAAGTTTTGGAATTGCCATTACTTTGTCTGCGACGTGGACAACTACATTCTCCCAACCACGCTACGCACCTTGGTGGAAACTGGCCGGGGAGTAGTCGCGCCCATCTTGCGTAGTGCAGATAGCGAGCAGCTTGGATACAGCAACTTCCATCACCCATGTACGCCTAATGGCTACTATCAAGACAGCGAAGAATACTTTGCTATCCTCAATGGCGTTACACGCGGCATATTGCCGGTGGATGTAGTCCATTGCACCTATCTAGTACGCAATGAAGTGCTAGATAAGGTTCTCTACCAAGATGGCACAGAGGATTATGAGTACGTGATCTTCTCTCGTAATCTACGCAACCTTGGGATCCAGCAGTACCTAGACAACCGACAGATTTACGGCTATCTCACATTGCGAGAAAACGTAGATGCATGCAAAGAATGGATGGCAAGAATCAAATGATTTACGAGCAATTACTTAAGAAGGTTAAAGAGCAAGCAAAGTATTGGGCTAACCTTGTCCATTACACCAAGCCAGAATTTTACGAAAACACTATCGATCAACGTAACGCTTGGAAAGCATTGCGCTCACTACTTGAGCTACATCAGCATAAAGAAGATCCAGATTATGGATGGCTTTGCGCCGTCTGCGATCAAGGCCCCGGACCTTGTGAAACTTTTAAGGTTCTTGAAAGAGCCTTATATGAAGGCTAAGCCTAGCGAGATAAAGAAGATGGCTGCCCTGCTCGAAGAAGAAGCAGAATCGAGCGAAGAGATGGCCAAGAAGGTCTGGGAATTGGTAGAGGAACTAACTGCCAAGCGCGATCAGTACATGGCCGTAGCGGTCTATCCAAGCCTTAAAATGGCCATTGCTGTCGGCCCGTACAACACAGTTAACAACTTAAGAAAAGACTATGGCAAACATATCGGACACGTCGGTGACGATTGTTATGGTATAATTGCCACAGTGCGCGATCCGTCCGCGCAGTAGATCGACAAGCCCCGCGTATTCCTGTCCGCGGGGTTTTGTCATTTAGAGCTTGTGTAAGCCCTGAGCATCCTTGTAGTAGCCATAGCCAGTAGGCGTAAGCGTGAATGGCGTAGTTACTGAATTAAGATACGAGTATGGAGCCTTTGCATCTAACTTGTAGAACGCTGGTAGCGTCCAATCTGGTGCGATTACATCGCGCCCATCTTTTGCGGTGATCTTATACATGGCACCACGCACATGATCTGCTGGTTCAAGTAGCCAGCGCCGACCCTTACTATCCGGATCAGATAGGTTCATAATCTGAGGATCGACAAGCATCTCGATTACTTCATGGAATACCACAAGAGCTGTACCTTCTTGGTAACGATCCTTTGAGATGACCTTGCCCTTGAACGACAAGCCCTTGCGGAACTTGCCTAGCGGTGCAGTGGCAAACGAGTCTGCTCGGATGTAGGCAATAGGCTGGCCATTGAGTACCTCATGGTAGCCATACGCGCCGATAGTTGGGTTAGGAAACTTGTCCACGATGCAGACATTCCAGCCATTGGGTGAGCGAGTAGGTGACTGCCCAACCGTTGTAGTTTCTAGGTTCCAAGCGTTGGATACTTGATCCACGAAAATGCTCAGAGCAGATTGGATGCTATTAAAATCCTGCTGGTTAAGGATTTTAGACTCATTAACGAATGTAAGTGTTCTCATTGTTACCTCTTTGGGTTGTCGGTTGTGTAAAAGCCACTGCCATTAAATTTTACTGGTGGTGAGCCAAAGATCCGGCGCATAGACATGCCACAGCAGATCGGATCCGGACCTTCCTCAAACATGGATCGCTCAACGGTATTTTCTATATTGCATACTTGGCAGCGGTAATCATAATGTGCCATGTTCTCCCCCAATCGGACATTTATCGACGCAGTTCCAGATCAATTCCATGTAACTCTTGCCTTCGACTCTGCGTATTTCGGTGTAGCAATCAGCATCATGTATGTATTTTTTAGTCATTTTTTTGCTTTCTGATCCAAGGGTCTGGGCCACCAAGCTCTTTGATCAAGCGGCGCATAGCGCCTTTCACCTTACGCTCAGCGGAAGATTTAGATATTCCTAGCGCAGTAGCCACATCATCGTAGGTCTGCTGCTCGTAATACTTTGCTTGCAAGATTATCTGATCATCTGGCTCAAGTTTGTTCTTGGCCTTGCGCACATCAAATACCGAGATGATGTAGTTGCCGCCTTCTGCTGGCGCACCACCACCGGACACGCGCTCACCAGATGGGTTGTGCGTAGGCACTACTTCACTCCAAATGAATGGCAGGATCTGCTCAAGCACCTCAGCAGAGTAAAAAATTTCATCGCGTATCTCGTACCCTACCGCTTGCGCCTTAGCGCGTCGGCAATACTTATCCGCATGGCGTTGCAAAGTCTTGGCCAGAAGGTTAACGCCAGACTTGTAATCTTCAGAACCTTTATCGTGGTCAAGCCATTCCTTGACTTTGTCTTGCCGGCGCAAGACCCAGACAAGACATTCCTGCCTAACGTCATCAATCTCAAAGTACGTGTTGTATCGCTTATGGACTTGCCTTGCAACGGTGTGGGCAATCTCTTGCGCTTCATCTAGCCAAATCAATCTAAATCCTCTGGGTCGCGAAGGTGTTGTTGCTTAACTGCATAACATGGAACTGGCATGGAAGTATCCCAATACTTGTCCTGCAAGCCTTCATGGCCCCACAGCCAGCCCATAATAAGGGCTTGGTAATGATCGTCAATGGTAACAAGAAAATACTTACGCTCTGGGTTATCGTCTGGTTGGAACAACAACTTGCCATAAGGGTAAGCGGTTGATCGTACTTCGTACTCACCCACATCACCCTCTTTGCGATCAGCAAAGAGTGAAGTAGGAAACTTATCTAACCAACGCGCAACTGCAATCTCAGCGCACACGCCAAGAATGTCGCGAGCAATTGCCTCTGGCCACGTCTTAGCGGCAGTAGTAATCTTGCCACCATTAGCTCGATTAAAGTTGTAACGCTCCACTGCTTCAATAGTGGCGTAGGTTATATCGCCAACGCTAAGGTTGACTTTTACCACCGCCATGTTTTACCATCCACAGTAAATGACTTGTCGATGATCGGCACTAGATGCGGCGTAACGGTCTTACCATCGACATAGAGGATCGCAAAGCCCTGCTGCCAAGTGAACAGCCCAGCCTTGATGTAACGAGCATGCTTGAGGTTCATTAGATGGCCAACCTCTAGGCCCCACACTGTCTTAGATTTGGTTCCCCATGACTGCGTCCAATGGGTTAATCCCATTCGGTGCGTATGTCCACAGACGACACTCGCACCAGCCCTTTTTGCAAGTCCGAGAGCAGTAGATCCAGCAGTAGGCTGAACGTTTCCCTCGTCCCCGTGTACAAGTATCCAATTTGGGGCCAACTCGTAGGGTCGCTTATGATATTCAATTCCAAGATCGTCGAGCTTGAGGAATTTCTCAATCTCAAGTTCAGGCAAACCAAGAAAACCGGGGGCTGAATGTTTGATTTTGTTGTATAGCCGATCACTGTGGTTTGATCGCGAGATATGCTTAATCTTAAGAGATTCAAGTAATCGAACGGTAATATCTCGGTGCTTACCAATGTCGTAGTTCCACTCGCCCGGGCCGCCTTGCTCCCAACGGCTGATCTGCGGAAAGTCAATTTCATCTCCTACGCTCACCACCTCGTCTGGCTTATATGCTTTGATAAATGCTGCTAGCGCGGTTGTCGCTCCCACATCATGGTAGGGGGCTTGAAGGTCTGAAACGACAACGATAGTCTTCATTCCGCGGGCCAGTTACCATCCAGTACCATCATTGCAATGGCGCTATAGTTGAGTAAATCTAGGAAACTATCTCTAAGAGATTCATTTTCTGGCGTGGCACCGCTGTCGATGAGATGATTGATACGCGCCATTTTGTCCCACATGCGCACCCGTAGGCCGTTAAGCGGACCGCCCGGTGAAAGTGAAATGTTCTTTGGTCCGTAATCGTGGTGCTTTTTGAGCAAGAGGTTACCTGCGCCGTCGAACACTTCCCACATACTGACGGTAAAGTCGCTTGGCTCATTCGTCACCTGTAGATTCTCGGTCATTTGGCCTACCCTTCGGTACGTTGCGCTGTCCCTTGTAAATATAATTTTTTGTTTCAGGATCTATATCATAACAGACATACGTTATAAATTCGTCATTATAGTCAAATGGCGCTTCAATTGTGTCTAACACCCAGAAGGCTAGCGATACCCGGCCACCATCGTATGGGCCGCCTATGAAATGTGGGTTATAGGAACCGCTCATTTGCTCTCCTGTACGAAATTGACATTGAGTTTACCGCCTGTTCCAGAGTCATATTTGCTGGCGATCTGCAACGCCTTGGTGACGATCTTGCGAGCCTTGACGTGGTCATCAACAAGTGCGCCATTGGCAAGGGCTGCCATCGCTCCAAGGGCAAAGCGCTCTCCACTGCCAGCAACATAAAGGTTGTCGGTGGTGCGCTCCCATGAGTAGTCAGCGTCGATCCGATAGACCTTGCCTTTGACTACCACGATCCAGACGTTGTCGTTCTCTACGCTTGACTCGGACTTAACAAGCTCGTAGCCAGCCTCGATAAAAGTTCTGCGCATAGCAGGGATGAGCTGTCTAGTGATGTACTTGTCCATGTCTTTGACCGTGATCTGCGGTGGCACAAAATCATGCTCAAGGATGTTTATGCCGCGCACAGCGCCGGCACCGGCAAAGACGATATTACTATTTCTAAAAATTTTTCCGTTGGGAATGGTGATCTGAAAGCCATCCTCAGTAGAGGACATAGTATCTGCGCCAATGACTACCCAGTCTGGTCCCTCAATAGCGCAAATGGTTGTCATAACCTAGCACCGATCCACTCAATAACATTGACGGTAACAGCATTGCCCATCTGCTTATATCGGTGGCTATCTGCCTGTCCGTCTGTCCAATCGTCGGGGAAGCCTTGCAATCGTTCTGTTTCTATTGGCGTAAGCCTGCGTACTGTTAGTTTTTCTTTCATTATTGCTGGCACGTTTCCACCACCTGTTCCCCATCGTGAGATTACTGTTTGCATTACCTGATCCTCATACACTCGAACATCGTTCACGCGAGTGCCATCAATAATAAGAATAGTAGTGCGTACATCTCCGTTATCAAATGCGTTTAATGTAGGCATTACCCCCCCCGCTATCCAAGTTTCATAATCATCAACGTTTTGCGCTCTACGACTTTTTGTAAACCACAAGTTTGTTCTCCGCCACGTATTGATTGCCTACCCCTTTATAATCTCTGGCTTGAAGGCAACCAACAATGTTTCGCTGCCCCCCCCCAGATCACCACCATTGGCTCTTAAAGTTCCGCTTCCTTCTTTGTACCCTGCAAAACTTGATGAAGTAAAGCTTCTTGCAACACCGCTGGCAATGTTTTGCCTCGCTTGCTCGCTCTCCGAAGTATTCCTTCCGCTGCTTTGACGCTCAATGAATATCGGGTTGGCGCTTCTGTCTGTAACACTTCCGACAATGAAGACTCTACGACGGCGTTGGGGTACTCCAAAGTATTGGCTGTCCAAAATTCGCCATTCGATGTGGCTATACCCTGCGTCGGCCAATGTAGTGAGGACTGTTCCAAAATCGCGTCCTTGGTTGCTTGATAAAAGTCCCGGGACATTTTCCAAGAGGATTGTTTTTGCTTTAACTTCTTGCGCAAATCGTATAGCGTCCCAGAATAATCCACTTCGTGTCCCAGTTCCTGCTCCAGCACGTTTGCCAGCAACGGATACGTCTTGGCAGGGAAAACCCCCGCAAACAATGTCAACTTTTCCAATTAAATTAATCTCCTTTGCCCATTCAACTGCGGTGGTTACGTCATCATGCAATGGCACATTAGGCCATTTTTTTTTCAAAATTTTTTGCGCGTGTTTATCAATCTCTACTTGCCCAACACAGGTATGACCAGAACGTTCAAGTCCAAGATCAAACCCACCCACACCTGCAAATAAACTAACAAATGTACTCATGCTGCTAGCCTCTCATCAAACCAGTCTTTACCATAGGCCAAGTATAGATCATTCACATCCTGATTACCGGGAAGGCCAACGATAATGGCAGCAGGCAAGTCTTCCTTGATCCGCTTGGCTAGCTCTTGGCCGGGGTTGCGACCATCCTCTTTTATATCGTTATCGGCAAAGATCAAGATTTTTGTGTACGGTTCAAAAAGTTTCGGAAAGTGGGCTTTCCACTGGCTAACGCCAGCAACGCCAACAGCAGGAATACCAACACAACCGCTAAGAACAATCGTGTCAATCTCACCCTCGCAGATCGCAATTGTGTCTGAGGATTTATGTAAATCTTGAACATTAAATAACCCAATCTTCTGCCCTGTAGGCCATAGGTACTTAGGCGTTCCGTTATCTAGTCTTCGGAATTTAATTCCAACCACACCACTAGGAGTGATGTAAGGAATAGACAGCATCCCCACAGCATGCTCATGGCCAACACTAGGATCGACTACGCTTCCAAGAAGGAATAAACTTGCCACTTCCGGGCTTATGCCTCGGCCCTGTAGGTAGGACTGAGCCAGCGGGTCTATGTGCTGCGCGTACCTTTCGGCTGCTTCCGTTAGCAAGGCTTTCTGCTCTGCGTTTAACATCAATAAACTCCTTCAAGTTTTCCTTACGAGCTACAACGTCATATACGTCACCAAGTAATTGGCAGACTAAACAATTGTATTGCTGTCGCTCTAAGTTATATGCAGCACTTGCGTGGCTGTCATCATGCACTACACACTTGCATGGTACCCAGCCGTAACGATCTTGTATGGTCAAGCCATACGCTTCTAAGACTGCTCCAAGATCAGGCTTGTGGATCATCATGGATGTTAGCCCACTGGTCTAATGTTTGAATCACCCAAGCATCTTCAATGCTTGCGTTGCGTCGCTTGACAATAACGTATGAAGGTGGAACCTCATCTAGCCCACGCGCCCTTGCGTAGTTCTGCGCTTCGACAGTTGCTTGCCGCCAAAACTCTGGCAAGTCTAACCGCGCAGTTGCTTTCAGTTCAAAAACATAAGGCTTGCCCGCGACCATAAGAACAAGATCGCCTTCGTCGTTGGCCCCGGCGAGAGCAAGCCTTTCTGTCATTGCCTTGGGTAGTCTTCCCCTGAACCACCCAAGAACATCTGTTTCAAACTGAGTGCCTTTGCGCTTGTTTGCGTTTGTCATAGGCCCAGCATACCAAACAAGTCTTGTGCGTTATAGCGAATAAGGTAGCGACGCGCTAAGTCATACATCTCCGGGGTTGGCTCCTTTGCTTGTTCCCAATTGCGCTTGTCCCACAGGTAATCTTTCACTCATAGCTCCAATTGTGCTGGGTGGTTTGACGATAGTTCCAGATGGACATACGCGATGCGTCTGCCCATAAAGATACATATTGCCTACCACTAGCACTATTCTTTGCAAAGCGGTTCTTAACCGCTGCAATTCGAAACTCGCCAGTGTCGGGAAGTAAAGCAACTGTAACGATCATTTCAGGCAATTGACTGATCTTGCCTTGGATGGACTTGCGACTCGGTGGCATATCCGGCTGGCCTTCACCTTCACTGGTGTGGTGCAGCAGGAATACCGCAGCTTCTGTTTCTCTAGCCATGTGGTGCATAGCCTTGGCAATTTCGCGTAGCCCTGACCATTCGTTTTCGTGCATCGATACAACGTTCATTGCGTTGTCCACGATTAGAAGATGAGGATACTCTCCGTATGCTTCGGCATAGGCTTGAATGGATAGATCAATTTCATCAAGAGTAGGGGATGGAGCAAAGTCAAACCGCAAGTGAGTAATTGAATCTAACTCACTTTGGTAAAACTCTACGCCTGTTTCGGTAGCAAACGCCTCTTCAACGCTGGCCACCTTATGTCCGCTAACCATTGCGGCAGCTCGAATCGCAGTCGTGTAAGCATCAGTATCAGCGCTGATATAGAGCGTTGGTACTTTCATGTGAACGGCAAAGTGCAATGCTAATAATGATTTGCCGGCGTTGGGTGCGCCGGCAATCATCGTTAGTTGACCACGTCTAAATCTAATTCCCTCATCCTGTAGGACTTGGAATAGATCCGGAAGGATAGCGTGATCATTTGCTGACTTAGCCGCTGCTTGTGACAGCGATAGCATCAGTTAATACTTATCGGTTCCACTTAACGTCACAGGCTTGATCCTTTGGCGCGGTACAAAAGTATCCGCTCCAAGGCTTGCCTGTCTTTTCGCTAACTCCTTGCTTGAGTTTCATTGGTCCATGCTTACAAGCATGCTCAGATCCAGATGGCACTTGAACATTTGGCTGATGTTGTGGATGAGCTTGTGGTGCTGGACCTGATGTAGCCCATACTGGCTCATCGATCACAGTTGCGCCAAGTGACTTAACCGCGTAAGCGATATTGCCCTTGTTAGTAAAGTCAGAGCCAGTGGCCAAGATCAACTGAGCCATGTCACTGATTGACTGCAACTGACCTTCAAGTTCAGCCGCGCTGTCTGCGTATAGATTAATTAAAGTTCCGTCAGCCAATTTAAAATTGACTTGGAGCTTTGTGCTTTCGTTTGCTGCCATTTCTTTCTCCTTTATTTGATTATTGCTAGTGGGTCAACGCTGTATGAAAGTTCTCCGCCAACGGCGAAACAATAGTCCCTTACTCCACATGTCGAACACGACATGCCGATATTGGGTAAAAAAATTTCGGCCTGTAATCCGCGTTCAAACTGAGCAAATAGCTCGGTAAGAACCGGTATAGACCAACGCTCCATGCCCTCGCTTGGTTCAAGCGTGGCAGTACGAGCTGAGTAGTACGCGCCGTACTGTGGGCGTATGCCATAGATCATCTCAATGCAGGATGCGTACACCCCCAACTGCATCGCTGAGTCTGGTGTGGATTTACCGGTCTTTAGATCGACAACAGTAAGTGAGCCATCAACATTCTCAAAGACTAGATCGGCAAAACCTTTGATCGGCACATCGCCAAACATCACTTCAAATGGAAGTTCAATGCCGGGCTTACCATCCGGTGCTGTCCACACCTTCCAACCGTTGTTCTTAAACGCAAGAACAAAGTCCTCAAACATCTTAAAACCATTTGCATCCCACCACGCTTTGTCTTCCTTGTCGGGATATTCTTTGGTTGCACGACCACCACGCCGCCAGTCAACTGGGTTGGTCTTCGTGCGATGCTCGATAGCGCCAATCTCTTCTAAGAAGGCGCGGTCCCAAATCTCTTTAAGATTCAACTTTGGTTCCAATGATGATCGCTTGAGCCTTCTTTAATCCCACGATAGTGGCAGGATTAGTTTCAAGCCTAATCTCTTTCTCGATCATATCTCCTAGCGCTTTGCGCATAAGAAGTTCAGCTTCGACAAACGCCTTCTCAAAGGCTGTCTTAGTAATTATCTTTGCTCGTTTAGTTCCCATTTAGCACTCGTCATCTTCCCAAAAGTCTGCGTCAAACTCAATTGAGTCTGCCCATTTAATTGCTACATTCATAAACTTGCTGCCAATCCTGTCGGCAACGTTTCCGATGAAACGCTTGAAAGGATTAGGATGCTTGTGAACTATGTGATTCATTATGCTCCCCATTCCGGTACTGGTGCTTGTGCAAGGCTGGAACATAGCACACATTGCATGTCCAGCAGGTATAAACCAATCGTGTTGTCATCTTCAAATTTTACTTTGAGATGGAAAAACTCAGACCCACAAGGGCAAACCCGGATGGGACCAAGAGATGTGTAATCGCTCTTCTCGCCGTGAACGGCAACCAAGCTCTTAGTTGGCTTTGGCTCTGTCATTCTCAAATGTTTCCAAGAGATAACGTTCAACTGCTGTATGGAATGATGATCCGCCTACGAACCACCATGCCGGTGCGGACTGCACTTGCAGGCCGCGTTCTAGTTGCCATGCTTTACCACATCGCAACCATGACGTGAAGGATGAAAATGATCTGTGATTAACTGTTGTCATGGACGAAGACTATCACTGGCCGATGACATTCCGCCAATGGCTGAGAAAGACACGCCAGTGGCTTTCGATTTGACGAAAAAATTTTCCGATGGTTAGACTACGAGCGTAAGCATGGGAGCGAGTTAACTGGGCGCAAAGCGCCCCCAAGGTGCGAGCGGCTGCGCCGATAGCGAGCCAACGGAAAATGGCAAAAAAAATAAACCCCCGCCGAAGCGGGGGTCTTTAATCTTATTAAGTTTTACTTAGTTGCGGCAGCCTGTGCCTTGAAGTGGTTATAAGTTGCAGAAGCAACTGGTCCAAAGACTGCAATAAGTGCAGCCCATGCAACATGCTTTAGGTGATGGTTACCAGTCTGCCAGATAGCAACTGCTGCTACGCCAACGCTGATAATGTAATGCTCAACAAGCGCTTTGCTTATCTTCATAGTATCTCCTTAGAACTAAGCCGTTAGGCCGTTCAAAAATTGTACCATAGGGAAATTAACACCCGGGTCGGTGTGTCCGCCAGCTACTTTGTGGGCAGCGGTAATGTCGGCGTGGGTACAAAAGCCTTTGGTTTTTCCGTCTAGGATCTGCGCAGCGGTCAAGTGTGTGTTGGGTATCGAATACTTAGCCATAAGGGTCTTACAGAGGCTTGTAGCCTGTTTTAAGACCATCTGGGAGTAAGGATTGGCCCACTGGGCTGGGGTAAATTTAGCCTGACCAGTCAATTCAATGCCGATAGATTCTAGGTTGCGTTCCCACACGTCACAATGCCACGCAATATCCTCATCGGCTACTGACTGGGCAACTGCCGCGTTATCTACCATGTAGTGGGCAGACGCTTGCGGTGCGGTAGGGCCGGCAAACCATTGGGCAAGGTGTGCAGCTTGACCCGGCAACTGCTGGTTCTCTGCGCTGTGCAGAACTATGAGTCGGATCGGCTCACGTTTGCCATAACCGGGTGTGTAATTCTTTGCTTGAATTATTGCCATATCAATCTCTCTGCCAGATCGCCGGGTGTGCAGACCCAGTCTTCTTTGGAAAGGGCTATCCCGCTCTTGCGGTAGCACTCAGCCACCAACTCAGAACAGATATAACCTTCACGCTGAGATAGCCATTTGGCAAAGCGAGTATTGGCGATAACCTTTAGCCCAAGGATACGCAGGGCAATATCAAAAATGGTAAAGAAACTGTAAGGAGCGCCAACGGCAGCTCTTGCATAATCGACAATGGATAGACGCTGTGCGTCATCTAACTCTTCGTGCTGGTTCCAAGCGACATGGTCATAGTCAGTGACCTTGTTGATCTTTACGCCAGTCGGATCTGCACTAACCACTTCCCCGTTGCCAACATAGATAACGCTATGGTTCCACCGAGAAAACGTACCAAGACGAATAAGCCAACCAAAAAATCCATGAGTTTTGACACACCCGTAATCGCCAATTCTTGGATCATAGGTCCTCATGTATTTCCTCAATCAAATCCATCTCTCGTTTTTCGAGTTTAAGAATGTGGCGGATGATCTGAGCATCACGCTTGGTCTGGCCAATCATGGCAATACCGATGATCAACTCGACAGTTACGGCTAGCCATGAGGCTAGCAACTGCCAGTGGATGTAGGAGCCAGTATCTTTAAACCAATGGGGCTTAGCCCACCATGCGGCGCTTAGGCCAGTCCAGAGAAATACGAACCACCAGTTACGGATAATGCCTTGGATAGTCCACGACACTTGCTCGCTAAATGTAAGAACATCGCCAGTAGATTCATGGATGTACTTTTTTTTCCAAGGGTTAAGCATTGTGCTCCCTAATGTGTTGTTCAAACTTGCCGCCAAGTATGCCTACCTCAACCGCTATATCTTGCTGGCGCTCCACCAATGTTTCGACCATTGGGATAACCTGCTTGCGAATAGCATCATTAAGGGAACTGCCAGTATTGGGAGTTACCTCATGTTTAATGTCGCGTATATCCTGAAACTCTTGTCGTAAGACATTCTGAACGCCGTGCTTGAACACGTACCAAATGCCGGTACCTGTAGCTCCAATGGTGAAGACAGCGTTATACGCGATGGTTGTTATGTCAGTGCTAGTCATGGCTACCCTTATGCGTTGACGGTACGGAACTGAACCATGCAAACGCCACCAAAACCGGAGAAGCGCTTATCTGGTGGGGACAT